AGGCATTGGCGGTGGCTGGAATAAATGTGCCTTCCGGTCCAGTTGATATAGCCAGGTACCTCGAGGATCCCGCGAGCGTGCCGGCGTTCATACGCAGAGCTCGGAAGTAGAGGAGACATGGAAGAAGAGAGCGTGATCATCGAATGCCAGAAATGCGGCCGTGAAGTTGGCAGGATGGGGAAGTTCAAAGGGAAGGAGTTCCTGATCGTGAACGGGATTGTGACAACTTACTGGCGTGGTGTTTGCGCTGAGTGCGGGAAGGAGTTTCACTGGGATGTTGGAACGAAAGCCCTGGCAGAGTTGATTAATCAGAAGCGTCAAAAGGAGTGATCAGTCTGGGACATTACTCCGCCGTCAAGCCGCCGCTCCGGTCCCCCGCTGGAGCGGCGCGCTTTTAAGATATCCCATGTAGTAAACTACTTGAAATAGACCACCAAATCGGGTATTATATTCTATAGAAAGTTGAATATCTGGCGTTTGTTGGCTTCCAACCAACCATTGATCTTGAGAGAGATCGCATGGTTGGTTTTTCTTTTTAATTCCTGGAAGACCAGGAGAAGGATGGAGCTGATGGAGCCAATTACATTTACCCCTGAGATGATCATCAATGTGATCGCTGTGATTGCAAGCCTTGTGGCCTCGTACTTCCCAGTGGTTTCGCTCTGGTTCGCAGGGCTATCGGACACGAAGAAAAGTGTGATCATGATCTTCGGGATGATGTTCGTTACAGTAACGATATTCCTGCTGGCCAATTACGGACTAATCCCGTCCGCGAGCCCCATAACATGGCAACAGGCAGTATACGCATTTATCCAGGCCTTGATCTTTAATGCTGGTACTTACATCGTTTCACCCCAGACCAGCAAGGTCAAGCAGATCAAAGCTGCACGGAACCTTAGGGTCTAATGGATTGGGGGGCTATTATCGCCGCAATTTTCACAGGCGGCGTAATTGTTGAAGTTATCCGTGCAATAGCAGGCCGGCGGCAAGTACATTCGGCAGCGCAAAAGGTGGCAACCGAAGCGAGTGTTTTGCTTTACCAGGAGTACAAAGATCGTCTCGAACAGCTTGACAAAAAGATAGACAAACAGGACGAAACGATCGAAAAGCAAAGTGCAAAGATTGCTGATTTGAACCGCGAGATCGAAGCCGTAAGGGCGGAAGTAATAAGCCGTGACCGGAAAATCCAGGAGCTTGAACATTTGAAAAGCGATCAGCAAAAAGAAATAGAAAAGCTCCAACAAGATAAAGCGGATCGGGATCGTATTATCGCAGAACAAAACGCAACAATAACCAGTTTAGCCAATCGGATCACAATTTTGGAGGCAGAGTTGAAACGCCTGAAGAGTTGTTGATGAACGATGAACGGACGAATGAATGATGGCGTCTAGACCACAGCAACCTTGCTCTTATCCCGGATGCCCTAACCTTGTGACGAGTGGGCGGTGCCAGGTACATGCTGCTTCGTCTCCAGGTGGATGGAAGAGAGACCAAAGCAGGCAAAGGTTGTATGATCGGCGGTGGCAGAAATTCCGGGTGGCGTTCCTGGCGGAACACCCTTGGTGTGCTTCGTGTGAGCGCATAGGCATTATGGCACCAGCAGAGCATGTTGATCATGTAAACCCACACAGAGGCGACCTACAGGCATTCTGGAAGGGGCCATTCCAGGCCCTTTGCCCGAGCTGTCACTCGAGGAAGACTGTTGAAGAACAACGGTCCGAGGGGAGGGGGGGATGAAAAAGATTATAAACGGAGGGTGTCGAGCGCAGGTGGCCTTACACGCGAAAAAAAGTCCCAATGTGGAGAAACCGGAAAGGAGGGCGGATGCCTGCTAAAAAACCTGCTGATTTAGTTGTCAGACACGAAACTTTGGAAGAAAAAAATCAGCGAATTTCAGCAGAAATCGCGAATAAAACGGGCAGAAATTTGCCGTCTTCGGCGCCCAAAGAACTGAAAGGCCATACGTTTGCGCGGGAGAGCTGGCGGCGGTTGATGAGGGAGTTCGAGAGCCTGAAAGCTGAGCGGGTGGACAGCCAGGACCGGGATCTGCTGATTGCGTACTGCCTGACCCTGGAAGAAGAACAGGACTTATTGGTTATGAGATCAGCAGCATTGGCTGATTGGAAGGACCGGCGTGAGGATGTGCTGATGCACCGGCGCCATATGGCTGATTATGACCGGGAAGGCGAGACCTGGGATGTGTTGGCAAAGCAGCTACTCCAGATCGTGAACAAGGTGCAGCTCGCATACAAGACCGTGCTGGATATCGACGCCAGGTTGGATCGCAAGCGCTCAAGCTTGCGCGAGTATCAGCAGCAGATGTACCTGACCCCACGATCCAGGGCTGGCGTTGTTCCGGAAAGAGCCGAAGAAGAGGATCAACTGGATGAGATGGAGAAGCTGTTAGGCGATCCGACTACCCAGTTTGAAGCGATCATAAACGGGGGCAAACATGCCGTTTGATGCCGCCAAGGCTGACCGGGTCTGCGCTTTCTTCTCGATGTTGAAACACACCGACGGGAAGTTCTATGGCAAGCCATTCAAGCTGCTGCCCTGGGAAGAGAAGATCCTGCGAGACGTTTACGGCACTGTCAAAGAGGATGGGACCCGACAATACCGCTATATATGGGTGGAAGTCCCCAAAAAGAACGGGAAGTCCGAATTAGGAGCCGGGGTTGCGCTGTATCACCTGTATGCTGATGGCGAGATCAACGGTGAGGTTTACGGCTGCGCGGCAGACCGTGATCAAGCATCAATTATCTACGACGTAGCCAGTAAGATGCTTGAATTGGTTCCTGCGCTGTTGAAAAGGTCAAAAATACTGCCGTCCTACAAAAAGATCACTGATAAGGTAAGCGGAACCCGGTATAAAGTCATGAGTTCCGAAGCTTACACGAAACATGGGTACAAACCCAGCGCGGTATTGTTTGACGAGATCCATGCCCAGCCAAACCGCGAGCTGTGGGATGTGATGACCCACGGCGCGGGCGCTTCGAGAGCGCAGCCGATCTGGTGGAATTTCACGACCGCCGGAAAAGACCCGGACAGGGTAAGTATTGGCTGGGAGCTGCACGATTATGCCATGAAGGTGGCTTCAGGCGAGATCTATGATCCATCCTGGTATGTGGCAATCTATTCCTACGAAGGCGACGACATCTTCAACGAAGAGCACTGGTATGAAGCCAACCCATCGTTGGGAGAGGCTAAAGACATTGAGTCCATGCGCGACGCGGCAAACCGAGCCAAGAACAGCCCGGAAGTTGAATTGAATTTCCGCTGGCTGGACCTGAACCAGTGGGTGACGACAAAGCTCACCAGCTGGATCGACCTGGGCATATACGATCAGACAGAGGAAACGATCCCGGAAGAGAAGCTGCTCGGGTTGAAGTGCTATCTCGGGCAGGATGCCTCCACAACGACCGATCTTTCATCAATCGTGAGGCTTTTCCCACCTCAAGCATGGCTGGATCACTGGCATTTCAAGGTTGATGCCTTCCTGCCCCGCAGCACGTTATTGGAGCGAGTACGGACAGATCACGTGCCTTACGACAAATGGGAAAGCGGCGGATATCTGCATGTGACCGAAGGCGACACGATCGACCATTGGGCAATCCTTGACCAGGTGCTGAAATATAAAGAGATGCACGAGGTAGTTGAGCTGGTATCTGACCCCGCTTTCGCGGTGATGCTTACCCAGGCGGAAATGAAAGAAGGCGTGAACGTGGTGACACAGCAGGGCACCTTTGCGATTTTGACCGATCCAATGAATACGGTTGAAACCCTGATGCGATCCGGGAAACTGACGCACGAACACAACCCCCTGCTGCGGTGGACATTTGGGAACGCGTCGATCGCTACCAATGGATCCGGCCTGAAGAAGCTGGTAAAGGAAACCAAGGGAAAAAGCGTGATCCGGACAAAGCGTATTGATCCTGTTATGGCTCTGGTTCTGGCGATGTGCCGGGCACGGTTTTGGAACCAGGAAGACAATCTCGAGGAACGGATCCTGTCGGAAGGATGGGGCATGTGAGCAAGAAAGCAATCAATGACGCGGTGATCACACCGATCCCTAAAGAGATGCAGCCAGGAGAAAGCGGCTTTTTGATGTACTGGCCGTCGATGGCCAGCCTCGGAACAATCACTGTTGAAACCGCAAAAAAGCTTTCGACGGTGTACCGCTGCATGAACATTTTGAGCGATGATATTGCCGCGCTGCCGTTCCAGCAATTTGAACGGTTGGAAAGAGGATCCAGAAGGGTCAAGCCGGATGGATCCAGGCGAAACGCAGCCTATTTGATCGAAATTGAACCCAATAGGTGGCAGACGCCGTTTACATTCAAAAAAAGGCTGATTTTGGACCTGCTCAGCATGGGGAATGCCTATGTGTGGAAACCAATCCGCTCTTACCCTGAGCTGTACCAGCTTGAGGCAAGCAAGGTGCGACCCGTATTTGACAAATATGGCAACCGGTATTTCCAAGTGCTGTTTGACAATGGCGAAACAAAGACCATACCGGATCCGGAAGTGCTGCATTTGATGATCAACCCCGATACCAAAGGTGTTTTCGGCAGGTCTGTTTTGGGGTACGCCAAGGACACGATCAGCCGGCAGATAGGAGCGAACCAATCGCGCAACACCCTGACTGGTAACGGCTTGCTGCCTACTGCAATTTTGAAGGTGAACGGGCAGATCAGCGAAGAGGCACGCCAGAAGGTGAAGGACAGCTACCTCAAATCTGCTGAGGATGGGGTGCTGGTGCAGGATAACGCCATTATCGACTTCAAGCAGGTCACGATGAACGCAACGGATGTCCAGTTTCTGGAAAGCATCCAGGCGACCGAGGTGGAGATCGCGAATTACTTCGGGCTGCCGCAATACAAGCTCAATTTGGGCAAGCAAAGCTACCAATCGAATGAACAGCAGCAGTTGGACTACCTTGGGACGACATTGAACCCCTACCTGGTGCAGTTCGAGCAGGCGGCAAGGCTGAAGTGGCTGCCGATCGAGGATCAGGAGAGGGGCTTTTTCCGCTTTGAACGTAAAGCGGTCATGCAGCTCGACACGAAAACGCAAGCGGAGTTCCTGCACACTCAGGTTCAGGACGGTATCTATTCGCCTAATGAAGCCAGGGCGATTAATGACCTGGAACCATACCCTGGTGGAGATCAACACTACTTCCCTGGAAATATGGCTGTGATCACAGAAAAGGGGTTAATCATGCCCGGTAAGGAGGCACTATGAAATTGAACGACAAGTTGGCACAGCCAGGAGAACGACGGTTGTTGTTTGACACCATCGAGAGCGGTGAGGTTGAGATTTACTGCTATGGTGACATCATGGACAGTTATTGGTTTTGGGATCCGATCCACCCACCGCTTGGGTATATCACCCAGGATTCGGTGAAGGACGCTCTGGATAAAGCGGCAGGAAAACCGGTTTTGTTCCGGATCCATTCATCGGGCGGCGACATCATGGCCGCAAGCGCCATTCGAGCACTGCTGATGTCTTATCCTGGCAAGGTGATTTGCCAGATCGATGGATTGTGCGCGAGCGCGGCTACCTACATTGCCACAGCGGGATCCAAGGTCCAAATGCAAGATTCCGCCTTTTTCATGATCCATGACCCCTGGACAATCACCATCGGCAATGTGGATGATCACAGGGTGACGATCAGTATGCTAAAAGAGCTGAAAAAAGGGATTGTAGAAGCGTACATGGCAAAAAGTACGCTCGAACAAGCCCAGATCGAAAAAATGATGGCAGATGAGACCTGGATGAGCGCGCAGACCGCGCTTGAGAATGGGTTCGTGGATGAGATCATCAGCCAACCCGTATCCACGAGAGCGATGGGGATAGCAAAAGATTCCCTGCCAGTGATGAGCAACGCATTGAAAGGATACCGTGAGGTTCCTGCTGCTGTTCAGCAAATGATGCAAAAAGGATTGAATGTTACGGAGGAGCCAGCAACCAGCGTGCCGGAAGAAGCCTCCGATACAGAAGAACGCGAGCAAGCCGTCCAGGCGCTGCGCGAAAAAATCAAAACTCTCAAGAAGGAGAAGTAAATGACCACATTCAAGAGTGCGTATGATCTGGCGCAAAAACGCGTCCAGGCCGTGAATGACAAGGCTCAGGAGATTGAAACACTCCTGGGCGGCACCGAGGAAGACGTCAATGCTGCTCTGGCTCTTGAGCCCGCGCTGGACGAGGCTCAAGCCGAAGCACAAAAGGCGCTCGACCTTTACAACAAGCTGACAAAGGCGGGCGAGCTCGCAGAAAGTACTGCCAGTTTGTTTGTACCCGTATCGGAGGCAGCCGCAGAAGTTGGAGCTGCCAAAAACACAATGACCCGCGAGGAATTCGACGGGATGGATATCAGTGAGCGAGCCAAGTTCATGGCAAATGGCGGCAAGGTCACTGAGGAGAAGGAGTAAAAAATGCCTGATTCTTTAGCTAGTTTGTTTCCGACCCTGTATGCGGGCATTGCGGAGTTTCCGCGGCGCCAGTTTGGGATGATCAGAGCCGTCCAGGTTGACGGCAAGCTGTCCCGAGCCGCATTGGGTCAAAGCGTCATCTGGGATGTTCCACAGATTGGCGCTGTAGCTGATATCGAACCTGCCGCAACCCTGCCCGCACCCAGCGCCGATGTTGCCAAACCGCTCACCTACACAATGGCCGCGCGCAAGGCAGTGCGCATTGTCGTGACCGGAGAAGCGTCTGAAGCAATCGGAGATGCTGGCATGGCAACCCGTCGGGCAAACCAGTACCTGCAGGCGTTTGACGCGCTGGCAGCCGGTATTGAAACCTACCTGGCAGGATTGGCAATCTTGAAAGCAAGCCGCGGTTTTGGTACGGAAGATACCGTGCCATTCACAGCGAGCACCACCAACCTGGAATACTTCGCCAAGCTGTGGGGTATTTTGGCGCGCAATGGCCGCTCGGTTGGTGAGCTGTCGCTTGTTTTGAACACCGCAACCGCCGAAGCTGTCCGTGCTTACATGGGCATGCTTTGGAAAGCCAGCGAGGCAGGCAACGACGACACCCTGCGAAACGGGTATTTGACCCGCCTGCAAGGTTTCAACGTGTACGAATCCAACCACATGCCGAAGCACACCAAGGGTAACGCCAGTGGTTACAAGGTGGATGGCGCGCACGCAATCGGAGCCACGACCATCAACTTGGATACCGGTACCGGTGAAATCAAAGCCGGAGATTTGATCTCGATTGCTGATGAACCCAGCGGCTCGAAATATGTGGTCACCCAAGGCTGTGATCTGGCTGTAGCTGCTGATGTGGCCATCAAGATCGGTGCTCCCGGCTTGATGGGTGCGGCCGCCACTACCAAAGCGGTGACCGTGCACCAGTACACCCCCAACCTGGCGTTCAACCGGAGCGCTATCGGTTTGGGTGTACGCCTGCCCGAGACCCCCAAGGAAGGGGATGCCGCGATTGACGCGACCAGCATCCGCGACCCCTACACCGGCCTGGTGTTCGAGATCAGACGCTATGCGGAATATCGCCAGATCGTTGACGAAGTCTCGATCATGTACGGTGGGATCGTTTTGGATCCTGAAGCAATCGCGATCGGCTTGAGCTAAGCCTGAAACTCAAATCGGACCTGCCCCCTGGTAATGGGAGCGGGTCTGAAATGGAGGTAACACGTGAGCATTTTGACCCCAACTGAGGCAGCGACCGTTTTGCGCTGCGAGATAGATGATCAGAACATGCTGGATCTGCTCGAGCAGGTGACGGCGTTTGTTGAGAACGCAACCGGCTGGGAGTGGAGCCAGGACACGGTGATCAACGCAAGCGCCAAATCGGCAGCCAGGATGCTTTTGGTTCAGTGGTTCGAGAATCCGGCTCAGACCGGCTCTGAATACGAGTTTCCGCTGACGTTTGGGTTGAATGCCGTGCTGCTGCAGCTCAAAGCTGAGGCAGTACGACTGAAAGAGTTGGAAGCATGAGAATTGGCGAGAAGATCACCAACCCTGGAGATCTGCGAACGAGGATCGTGCTCGAGGAGCGCAAGCTTGATAAAGACGCTGGCGGTTTTAACCACATCGTTGCTGGCCGGCAGATCTCAACCTGGTGCAAGTGGACCAACGCGCATGGAAACGAACTCTGGCTGGCAGACGCCGCCGGGGCCAGGAAGACTGCAACACTGTTGATCCGGTATCAGAAGGATATTGACGAGACCTGGAAGGTGATCTATCGGGGTAATACCTGGGAGATCCGCTCCATTGACAACATCAGGGAGCAGGATGAATACCAGGAGCTGAAGGTCACGATGATTGGAGCCGGGTAATGAAAGCGGGTTTGAGCATGCCAGCGAACTTACAGCATATGCTGGAAGATCTTGACGAAATGGAGCGGTCTCAGATTGACGAGATCGCGGCTGACATGCTGGATGCCGGAGCTGAAGTAGCTTTGGCTGGAATGCAAAGGCGGGTTCGCGTCAGATCCAGCAAGTTGAAAAACAGCCTGAAGCGCAGCGAGATCAAACAGGAAGGCAATACTTCGTTTGTGGAAATTGGATTAATTGACGCGCCTGGCGACGTGGTGAGGTATGGAACGGTGAATGAATTTGGGTCCTCGAGCGTGCCTGCACAGTCGTTCATCAGGGCAACTATGTCCGAAGACAAGAACAAGATCTACCGAGCGATGAAGGCGCGCCTGAAAGCCAGAGGTATTGAATGACGACGATCTGGCAACGGGTTTTTGACGCAATTGGAGGCTTGGGAGTGCCTGTGGAGAAGACCAAACTGATTCTGGAAACAGGCGCGCAAAAGCCAGAACAATACATAACTTACCAGGTGATCACGACCACACCGGAAGACTTCGCGGACAACCGTGAGATCTTACGCAGTCACCTCGTCCAACTCAATTTGTGGTCGATTGATGGATTTGAAAGCTTCCCGGATGTGGAGGCAGCCATGTTGGCAGCTGGATTTTTGTTCCAGGGGGAACGCGACATGGACATGGAAGAAACTGGCCATTATGGTCAGAGCAAAGATTTCCTCTTTTTGGAAGAGAAGGAGTAACAGATGACGATTGGACAAGGTGAATATAAGAGCCAGATCGGACTGGACAAGCTGTTCTACGCAGCTGTGACGAAAGACGACGCGACGGGTTACACAGCCGGCGCGCCGGTGTTTTTGGCGCCGGTTGCAACGGCGAAGGTGAGCACGAGCCGAAACACGACCACGCAGTACGCGGATGACGGGGTGTTTGACACCTCAAGCGCGGAAGGCGAAAGCAATGTTGAAGTTGAGGTGACAAATGTGCCTTTGGTCACTGCAGGTCTTTTGACCGGCAAGACGTACAACGCCACGAACGGCATGTTGATCGATGGCAGCGCTGCTGTGCCACCGGAATACGCGCTGCTGTTCCGCTCGAAGAAATCGAACGGGAAGTACCGCTACGTGTGCTACCTGAAGGGTAAATTCACGCTATCGGACGAGGAGTACGCGACACTCGAGGCAAATCCCGCACCCAAGACAACGAAGCTGAATTTCACCGGCTTGAGCACCATTTTCGCGTTCACGACTGCGACGGGAAAGACGGAATCGGTGAAGGTTGTAAAGGCGGATGAGGACGTGGCCGCTTCGGCCTCCCTGATCGCGGGATGGTTTACCGCGGTGCCGGTACCGGTTCAGCCCGTATAGGCATTTCAAGTTGAATAATCTGGCGGGATCCCCCGGGCTTCCGCCAGAAACCAAACTAAAAGGATCTACATGGAAAGATTCGCAATCGAATTGAAACTTTACGACGCGGACAACGAGGAAAAGGCGGTATACCGGCAAAGCTTCATCCCGTTTCGCTTTCTGAAAGAAGCATTCAAACTGCAGCAGTGGACCAAAGAACTGGAAGAACCCGAAAACGCGGATCCGGCGGTCATAGATAGTCTGGCTGACTTTGTTGTTGCGTTTTTTGGCAACAAATTCACCCGGGAAGAGCTGATGGATGGCGCGGAAATGGGCGAGGTGATGACAATCATCACGCAGATCGTGAGCAAGATCAAGAGCCCAAATTCCAATCCGCCGAAGGAATAGACCCGGAGGCGGAAAGCGAGACCTATGACAACCTGGAAGCGCTGATGGAAATACAGTTGACCCTGGTCAAGAGCTTCGGCTGGTCTCTGTCAGATATTGACCGTACTGACGCGGTCAGCTTGTTTGATTTTGTGCGGCATGTGGCTGGCAAGAGCGGTGGTAATCGCCCTGGCAAGCAATTGTTCGCGGAAGATGTTTGGTGATCGATGGCTAAAGGCAGTGACAGCTCCTTAAACTCCAGCATGAGCCTGGACTCAACCGATTTCAAAGCCGGGATCTCCGCCGCAAATCGGGAATTGCGGGTGCTTGATAGCGCATTCAAAGCGGGCGTGGCAACGCTTGGCGATTGGACCAAGAGCTCTGAAGGGCTGGAGCAGCGCATCTCTACCCTTAACCAGTCGATTGATGTGCAATCCAGGAAGGTATCCTCCCTACAGGAAGAATACACCCGCGTGGCAGCGGAAAAGGGAGCAACCAGCCGCGCAGCTCAAGAGCTTGAGATCCAGCTCAACAAGGAGACGGCGAAACTTGGAGACATGACGCGCGAGTTAGGGACGACTGAAGAAGCCCTTGGCAAAATGGGAGACGAGTCGGACGATACTGCCAAAGAGACAAAAAAGGTAGGCGATGAATCTGACAAGGCGGAGAAAAAGGTCAAGACCTTTGGTGAGCGGCTGAAAGACCTTGGGAAAGGTGTTGGGTCCGCTCTCGCAGGTGTAGGGAAGGTGATTGCCGGCGTCGGTGCAGCGGCAGTCGGCGCTGTTGGCGGGCTGACCGCTATCGCAATGAAAAGTTCGGAAGCAGCCGGCGAACTGGTGGACATGAGCGCGAAAACCGGGCTCTCATTGACCACTCTGCAGGAGCTGCAGTACATCGGCGGCCAGGTAGGGGTCGGAATTGATACCATCACCGGCAGTTTAGGAAGGTTCACAAACGCAATTGAAGGAGCGGCCAGCGGAACCGGGCAGCAGGCCGAGGACCTGGACAAGTTGGGAGTGAGCGTGCTTGACGTCAATGGCAACCTGCGGGATTCACGCGAGGTGTATTTTGAAGCGATCCAAGCCCTTGGTCAGATGGAGAATGCCACCGATCGAGAGATCACGGCGCAGAACCTTTTCGGAAAGTCCTACCAGGAATTGATGCCCTTGATCGGAGCAAGCAAAGAGGAATTGGCAGCCATGACCGAGGAAGCCCACAAAAATGGCGCGGTCATGTCTGAGGAAGCTGTGATGGGGCTTGAAGCCTGGGGGGATGAGATAGCCGGGTTGAAAAGCAGCGTCCAAGGTTTGATGGGAACTTTCTCGGCAACCTTGATGCCAACTTTCAGAGGGATAACCGGCATGGCCAAGGGCTGGATGGGAGAGCTGGCGGGGATCATGAGCGGCAGCAACGGAGACCTGGCCAGCATAGCACCCCAATTGGGCGGGTTTTTAGGCGGGGTGTTTGCGGACATCGGCAGCAAGGCACCGGGCATGATCGAAATGGGATTGGGGCTGATACAGGGGCTCGTATCAGCCCTGCTTTCGGCGATGCCGACGCTGATCCCGGCAGCAACAGAAATTGTCAGGACCCTGGTTGATGGGATTGGCGAAATGGCGACAATGCTGCTGGAAGCGGCACCGGAGCTGATCATGCAGCTCGTCGATGGGTTGATTGCGATGCTGCCCGACCTGATTGAAACTGGAACTAAGGTGGTGATGGCGCTCATTCAAGGGATCGCGACTCTGCTGCCCCGATTGATTCCAGCAGCGGTGCAGATGATCGTGATGTTGATCAACGGGATCGCGCAGGCGTTACCGCAGATGATGACCATGATCGCGGAAATTATTCCTCAAGTAGTTATTACTTTGATAGAAAACCTGCCGCTGTTAATTGAGGCAGCACTGGGGCTGATCGTAGCTTTGGTGGATGGGCTGATCCAATCGCTGCCGGTTTTGATCGGGTATGTGCCTGAGATCATAATCGCAATTGTGGGGGCGCTGATCCAGGCGCTGCCGATGATCCTCTCATCGGGAAAACAAATCATTGAGAGCCTATTGAACGGAATCAAGTCTCTGTTTGGCTCGCTGAGAACGGGTGGATCGGACGCAATAAAAGCTGTTATCGACGGGATTGGCTCATGGCTGAGCACGATGGCCACCAAGGGGCGCGAGCTGATTGGCAACCTGATCGACGGTATCAGAGGTACTTTGAGCCGGCTTGCGACAATCGGGAAGGAGATCGTCGCGGGCCTTTGGCAGGGTATTGTGGATAACTGGACTACTTTGATAAACAACATCAAACAGAAGTTCAGAGATTTGTTTTCGGGCATCTTAGATCTGTTGGGGATCCGTTCTCCGTCCAAGCTATTTGCAGAGGGGATCGGGGAACCGCTTGCTGCTGGGATCGGGGTTGGCTTTTTGCGAGAAATGGACAAGGTGGAACGACAAATGCGCACAACGATGGCCGGGTTGGTGCCGGCGATGGACGTGGGGATCAGCGGGCTAGGTTTGCAGTCGGTGTATGCCGGGGTTGGGCAAAAGGCTGCTACAGAGCAACTGGTGACGATCAACGTCAATCCAAGTGAACCGATTGATTATGAGCTGCTGGCAAACAAGGTAGCTCGGAAAGTAACGGAAGGTTGGTGATGGGCTGCAGCCTGGTTTTTGTGTCTGGATCCACGCGACTGGACCTCAACGAGAGGGTAAATTTGTTTTTGCAGGACGGATACTTCCCGAGTGTGGAGACGAAAAGAAAAACTGTCACTGAATCGGTCAAGGTGCAATTGCGGGGCCCAATCAGCGCCAATCTTGAGTCATTGAACCGTTTGTTTGATCGTGCCAGGTCGGAGGATCCTGCAGTAGAAAAGGTTTATTTGGAATATGCGCCGAATGCCGGAGAAACAGCCTGGAGAAGCAGGATCTACGATGGGGCGGTTTCGGTCGGAAGAGGGGTCAGCAGGGAACTAAAAAACGGCAGGGTAAACGTTGAGATTGCGTTTGAACGGGATCCGTTCTGGGAAGGACCAGAAACAGCACTGCCGATCGGGAATGCTAATTCTGGTAAGGTTTTCAACTGCAACGACGGGAGCGGCACTGCTCCAAACAAACGGATCAATTCGGCATATGTGACCGCCAACATGATTTTGGGAGATCTGCCTACGCCGGTAAAGCTGACGATCGAGAACCTATACTCTGAGAATTTGGGTCATTTGTGGATCGGGATGAACAAGACCCGCCCCAACTGGAACACAGGCTGGATGTTGGAGGCTGAGAGCGCCATAGGAGTGACACCGGTGAGCATGGCTGACGCAAGCGGGGGGGCCATCGTCCAGGGAACACTTGCCTTTGGGAGCGCGCAGCCGATTTTACAGTGGGCCATTTCTGAGCAGTTGGTCTCGATGATGAAAGGCCAAAGATTGCGAATGCTTTTGCGACCACACTTCAGCGGAGCTTATTCCGAGTTCAAATACAAATTGCGCATTGTGGAGGGGGTCACTCCAGTCTGGGAAACAGATTGGGCGCTTGAAACACAGGATTATGCCCGGCACTGGCTGGACATGTTTGATTTCAGGATGCCGCCCTGGTTGGAAGGAGAAGCGAATCTGGCTGGTTTGACCCTGGAACTTTGGGCAACGCCAAACAGGGCGGGGACATGGACATGGGCATTCGACGATGTGATGCTGTTCGCCCAGGATGGGTTTGTAAATTTGGACACGTCCACAGTACCTGGAGGAAAAGTGATCATTGACGGCGATCACGGCTGGAGCGAAGATGCCGCTGGAAAGAAAACAGGCCTGCGGAAAATGGTTGGCGAGCTGATGCTGACGCCCATGCAATTCCACCTGTTCTACTTTGCAATGCACACGATATTTATGAATTCTGCGCCGATCGATTTCGTGGTGCAGGTGAACGGAACGTATCGACCGAGAAGGTGGACGCTGTGAAAGTAAGGTTCCTACAGAGAAATCTGATCACCGAGCAGGTCCTCCCGGCAGGATTGAGCGTGGAGGTTACCCGCTACTCTAAAACTGTGTTAGGCGGCTGCGATAAAGCGGAGATTGAGATCACCGGCGATGCTGCTGATCAGTTTGAGTTTCTGAACTACCTGCGGGATGGGATTGAGATCTTCGACGAAAACGGGAATGAAGTCTGGTGGGGGTTCGTGCAGCGGGTTGAAATCTCGCACGGACAGGTGCAGCTCACAGCGGATCTGGATGAGATGTACAATAAGATCGCACTTGCCTACAACCTGATTTCGGCGGGCGGGAACACGGTAGGCGTGAGAAGGACCACCTCCTGGATCACAGATGCTGATTCGATTGCCAAGTTTGGGGCGAAAGAGCTGCTTGAAAGCGGCGGTTCGATGAACGCGGTTGAGGCGGTCTCGATGGCAACACGGCTGCGGAACGAAGTTAACTTTCCGCGAGTGTATGTGACTTCCGGCGGATCCAAGGCGCGAGTGACAGTGAAATGCCTGGGATGGTGGCACACGCTCGGGTGGCGGTATTGCAATGTGCCAACTGAACTGGCGCTTTCTTTCCAGACAATTGGCGAGGGGACTTTCGCACTGATGGACGGAGTGAAAGTGGCTCAGAGCTTCACAGCAACATCCGACATTAACCTGGCTGAGCTTGAGATATTTGTGCGCAAGGTTGGCGGGGCTGGCGATATCAACGTAAATTTATGTGTACAAGCCGAAGATGGGAAACCAGGCGAATCGGTGCGAAGCGGGAAAATCCTGGCGCAGGACATGAGTTCCAGCGCCAATTGGGTGAGAGCAACGCTCTCTCAGATGCTGGTACTTGATCCCGGCAAAACCTATTTCCTGACCTTTGAATCGGAATGGTCGAATGAGACCAACTACCAACTGATCAGCCTGGATCCGAATAATGGTTATGCCGGCGGCGTGTTTCTTGAGTATGTAGTAGACCAATGGGTGGAGTCTGAGCGGGACATGCCATTCCGACTATATAACAATGTTTTGACCGAGACATCACAGCAGCTCCAGAATTACCTGACAGATTCGGGGCAATTCTTCTCGAAGGTACACATCCACGATCGGAGCGGACTTTACGCGGAAAGCTACAGAAACGGAGACACGACCGCGCTGACAGAGGCGGAGGACATGCTGGAGATCGGGACGGCAAATTATTTGAGGATGCTTGCAAGGGTGAACGCGGATCGGTCGGTTGAAGTTTGGGAACAGCCGGAGGAACCGATCACCCCGGCAATTGAGATCCGGGCTGACAACCGCCTGTATTATCGGACCGGAACGCCAGTGGGAGAGCATTTTGATCCAACCGGCAGGTGGATCTCGATTGAGCCAATCGTTTTGGGAGTGCTGCAAAACACTAATCTATTGGGCATGAAAAACTTCTTTTGCGACAGCATGGAATGGTCTGAGAGCGGCTTGCAATTGAGGCCGGCAAACTGGAAAAACCCCTACAACCTAAGGATAACCAATGGCTAAAAATGATAAGATGACCCATTTAATGAAAAAGGCGGCGCCGTTCATTGCCGGTTTGGCGGGCGATGTGAACCACGACACGGTGGACAAGGATTTGGAGGCGCTGGTGCTGGCATTGAACGCACACAAAACAAGCGCGGATCACGACAGCACGGCGCATGTTTGGACTGCGCTCAACAAGTTTCTGCAGGCGGTTGAGGTAGATAGTGTGATTCCAACTAACAGCGACAGCTCGGATATTGGCTCCTCGACCCGGTTGTTCCGCAAGGGCTTTTTCAGTGAACTTTCCACTCTGATATTTAAGAAGGAAAATGTTTTGGTCATGGACGGAATCTTCGTTCTGACAAAACAGTCGGGAAAGTTCGATAGGAATGTGCTGGCCAGCGATACTACTATTGACTTCGGGCAAGCGATGACGCCAGGAGACTTTCTTTTGCTGCGGAGCGAAGGTCAGATGGAGTTCATGCAGGTAGGGAGCCTCGTGACCGGGACGATCTATAATGTAACCCGCAACCTGGACGGATCCGGCGCGAATGATTGGCCTGCGGGATCAGTATTTGCAGTTTTGGGGAATCAGGGTGATGGGAGAATTGAATTTGTCGCGGGTGACGACTGGCGGTTCAGCCAGATTGTGCAGGGATCAAACTACAACTCAGGGATGGAAACGGTCAGGATCGGAAAGCTGGATGGATGGCAAGCATCCACGCTTTCTGGGCCAGGAATGGTGATCGGGGATTGGTCTACTGGTAATTATCTTTATTATTCACAAGCCACAGGCAAGTGGGTGTTCAAGTTGGCCGGCGGAGATGTGATCATCAATACCGAGACAGGCATCGAGTTGAAGCCAGGCAGAGCGTTGAAATTTATCAGTGGTTCCAATGAGAAAATCGCGGAAGCGAAAGTTGTCTTTCCGGGTGCTTTCAATAATTGCCCGACATTGTCCTTACAAGGTCAACGTGATAGCGGAGCAGATGCCGCGGCCAACATGCGCGCCAGAGGAAAGGGCAAAGACGGCACTATTGAGGTAAATCCGGGCAATATCTATGCCCGTGTGAATTCCAATCTTTTAGGAGCCGCCAAAATGGATATGGCTGTCACAGATCCGAATGGCACCAATGGGATCGTTTTGGACAGCGCTCAGATAAACCTGGGTAAAAAGATTTTAGCGGACAATATTACTGCAACCCCCACTGCAGATGGGATCATCAAAGCAAAATCCGACGGAAAGATTGATGCTGGATGGCTACCAGGTTGGAACTACCTGACAACCCCACTGACTTCAACCAGTTGGGATGGGGATAATAAGACTACCTCTGACAGGGCGATAGTGGATTTGAGCACAGTGTTTGGCGTTCCTGCAGAGGTAAAAGCAGTGCTTATGAGTATTCAAACCAAAGCAGACGCGGCGAATGATTATATCCGTTTCGGGCCAAATTCAACTTACAACCATGCACTGACCTGCAGAACAGCGGTTGCCGGGCAAATTGCACACGCGTCAGGTATTGTGCCTTGCGATGCTAATGGCGATATTTACTGCTACCCATCTGGCACAGTCGAAGGGGTTTATGTTTGGATATGGGGTTACTGGATATGAGAGGATTGAAATGACATTACCGTTCGGCATTGACATCAGCTTCTGGCAAGACAACGTCGATTTCTCAAAGATGATGAAGGCGGATCAGCCGCCCGAGTTCATTGGTATCAGAGCCGGACAAGGTACGTACTCGATTGACCCGTTTTTTGCTGCCAACTGGGAACAGGCTCATGAGCGCGGTTTACACCGCATCGCTTACCATGTCATGGAGTTCTTCGGCAAAGGCAAGTTGCAGGCCGAGCTCTTGTTCGACCGGGCGCGGATTTATGGCTTCGATCCTGTCAAAGACAAGTTATGCCTGGATGTGGAGCTCAATCGCAATTACTCCCGGCAAGTCATTACAGACATAACACTCGAAGCGATTATGCGCTTGAAGGAACTTACCGGCGTGTATCCGCTGATGTACTCCCGGGCAAGCTGGATGGACGCGTACTTGAGTATTCACCTGCTTCCTCGTCTGGATTGGTGGCTGGCAGGGTATCGTAAGCGATTACCAGCACCGCTTTACACCGCCGAGCTCGACCCGAAATATCTGGCATATCCGAAGGGCGTTGCCAAAGAACGGGTGAAAATCCATCAGACTGGCGAACGCGGAAACGGTCACAAGTACGGGGTCAAAAGCTGGTACATCGACACCAACCGCTTCTTAGGCACGCGCGATGAGATGAAAGCATGGTTTGGCGCGGCTATCAATGAGCCAGAGCCAATTCCAGAGCCGCCTTTTCCGCCTGTTGACCAGTATCCAGCAGGATTGCTGCGGGTTGAGCTATGGTCACAGCATGATCCAAGATGGGGCAACGACAGGATGGGGGAGTCGGGGGTTACCCTCGCACAACAGGGATGCCTGGCGGTTGTTACCGCGAGCTATCTTGCTTACTTAGGGGTAGACACTGACCCGAAGCGATATAACGCTCTTCTGGGTTCGAGGGGTGGATATCAGTACAACGTCAAGAACGGGGTCAAATTCGCGGCAATGTATTGGAAGTATCCCGGCGTTTTATGGCCGGACAAGATCGCAGAGGATTTGAGCGACTACGTATGGTACTCTTCCGGTAGTGGCTGGGAAGGCAGGGCACGCCGAATTCTGACCTCGGGAAGGCCTGTGCTTGCGCTGGTTGACCTGAAACCAGGCGGCGAGATAAATCAGCACTGGGTTCTGATAGTTGGTGAACGGTCTGATGGTTGGTGGGCTGCTGACCCTGAGACAGGTATGTTGATCAACCTGGCTCAGTATGGGAACGCGGTTTATCGAATCGCGGCTTATGATTGGAAAAAATAAGGAGCGGATATGAAAAAAGTCAAGAAAATGATCTGTGACAGCCAGGTGCTGGCTGTGTTTGCGGAACCTGCTGCGACAAGCACCCGGGTTGGGCAGCTTTGGCAAGGGCAAGAGGTCTCTGTCATAAAGCTTGACGGCGATTGGGTAAAAATAGATCGGCCAGAAGGTTGGGTGGTTGTGGGGCACCTAAAAGATGCCCCTGTTGATCTCGAGGAAGGGAAACACAAGAATTCATAGCCCCCAATTGGTTACAGGGCTTGCCTTGCGATGCGCCGCCTGGATATCGACCTGGGCGATCGATAGATAACGTTTGACCATGTCCAGGGTGGAATGTCCAAGGATCCGCTGCAAGGTATAGATATCTCCGCCGTTACGGAGGTAGTTAATGGCAAATGTATGTCGGAAACGGTGGAGAGTTGGGTCCTGAACCCCTGCGCGAGCTCCGAGGCGATAGACAGATTTCAGTAGAATGTCCCGATGGACCGGGGATCCATCCACTGTTGCAAAAGCGGGGGAGTTGATCATCATGTCTGGACGGGTGGCGAAATACGTCCAAAGTGCCTGGGCGGTTCTGCTCGAGATCGGGATCTGGCGTACTTTCCGCCCTTTTCCGAGGACAATGATATGGCGGTTGTGCAGATCCACGTCTTTGAACTTGAGTCCGCAGTATTCGCTGGCGCGGATCCCGGTATCAAGCAGGAGAAGCAAGCTGGTTTTTAGGCGTAAGCCCTCAGGAAGTTCGTTGTCCGCCTGACGTTTCCCTGGAATTGTATAAGCTTTAGACCGCTGGCAGCTCGCAAGCATGGCTTTAACATCAGCTTCGGTATATGGCACGATCGCGATTTCGTCGGGTTTGGGGGGAGAATAGCGTTGGGGAACTTTTTCATCAACCAAGCTCTGTTGGAATGCCCAGGTCCATAGCGCGCAAAGACCGGTATGGTAATTCACCAGGGTCTTTTTCTTGAGGTGTTGGTATTGGCTCATAAAGCCGGCGATGTGATTGACAGTGATCTCGTTTAACAATAGGTCATCTTCCAGGTAGGACTGGAACTTGCGGAATGTATTGAAGTAATCCTGCATAGTGTGCGGCGAAAGCCTTGGCTCCGCGAACAGAATATAACCTTCGAGTGCTTGAGATAGAGTTAGTGTTTTCATCCGTGCTGCCTCCTAAACAGCGGTTGTGATTGGGATAACGCTGGTAGAGGTTTGGAATAAAAAACGGCACCAGCCTTTTTTTATACTGGTGCCTTTCTCTGTCTTAGCCGTGAGTGCTTCAGTAGCCTATCCGTGAAGCATGTAGCTAAAAATGTTGCCTTTTTCCTCGTTGGAGGAGTATAAGTGGGCGCTAGAGGGCTCGAACCTCCGAACCTCACGGATGTGAACCCGAAGGCCGTTTTGGGGGAGGGGGGATAGCAAGGCTCGTGATTTCCGCAAGCCGTGCAGGCTTTGACCTGTCTATCCGTAATGTTCGGGGCGGGGCACCAGTATGGATTTCATTATTTGAATGTGCAATTTACTTCATGTTTACCAGGGCTTGCTGGTACTGCAGCGCCTGGGCGTCGGGCAAGTCGCCACTGATCTGGATCAGAACGTTATCCTGGACAAAGACCCAGGAGAAGAACATCGCCGAGACTTCAGCCAGTCCATCGTAGTATTCTTTCATTTGGCCCAGTTTTTGCGGGTCGTCAAAGATGTACAGCCGGCCGCCGCAGTCAGCACACAGGGACGGGATAATGAAGCGGTAGCCCTCGAGGGCGTTCATGGGAGCGAGACCGTAATCGTCTTTGGTCATTTCCCGGACGCTTTCAAATTCCAGCCCGGCATCCATGATCGCCTGCTCAGCCTGCTGATAGGACCATTTCTGGAAGGTGGAGGTCGGTGTCGGCGGCGGGGGCGTTGCGGTAACGACCACGAGCCGGGTGACCTCGATCTCACGGGTCACTTCGATCTCCTGCGTGTGAATTTGGGTAACAATGACTTCCTGAATCTGTGGGGCGCAGGCGGTCAACAAGCTGAAGAGGTACAGAAGAATGATGGCCACAATGACGAGGATCCATGTTCTGGTTTTTTTGGGCAAGGATTTCCAGCGGTCAAGAAGAGAAGGGTTTTCAAGTTTTTTCGGATCAGTTTTTGGCCTTGCCCGATAGGTTTTTGGGCTCTTCACATTCAAGCGCTGAATAATTGCACTTCGGCTTAACCCTGTCTGTCTCTCTAAGTAATCGAGAATTCTGGTCTTTCCCGCTTTATCAGCCATAGAATAGGAGAGTTTTTCTTGATCAACTAAGTTATCTGACCAACTCTTGCCCATCACATCCTCCTGCGGATTTCGATGACCTTTCCGATGATGGTGACGGGAAGGGTGGCGATCTGACCGGCGTCGAAGAAGACGGGGTCGTAGGCGGGGTTGGTGGGGATCAGCATGAGCCCGGTTTCCAAGAGTTTTACCTTTTTTAGGGTGGCATCCTGACCATTGACACGGATGACGGCAATGCCACCGTTTTCGATGAACTCCTGTTTCTCAATGATGGCAATATCGCCGTCGCGGATGTCGGGTTCCATGCTGTCGCCCTGGACGCGGAGAGCGAAGAGCTCGCCATGTTTGACGAAGCGGGGGTACATGTCTATGTACTCTTCCACATCTTCGATAGCTTCGATGGGAACACCTGCCGGCACGGTTCCAAGCAATGGGATCATGTGACCCATTGGATCGCCGATTTGATTAATGCCTAACAGATAATCAGAGCTACTTTCAAAAATTGCAGCGAGTTTCCTTAGCTTGTCATTATCCGGTTGAATTTCTCCAGATTCGTACCTGGTATATGTGGAACGATCAACGTTGATCAGTTTGGCGACTTGAGCTTGTGTTAAGCCTTTTATTTTTCGAGCTCTTTGCAGGTTGTTCATCTTGCTCCTCCGTAAATAATAATGTGCTAATTAGGCACATGCAAGAGTTAGACCGAGTATGTGTGTACCTTCCACCGATTTCCACATTCTCCCTTGACATTGTGCTAATTACACACTATAGTTAGTGTGTAATACACACAAGGAGCGCATAATGAGTTGGTTACAAGAAAAACGCATAGAAAAAGGACTGACACAAGAGGAAGTAGCCCGGATTGTGGGCGTTAATAGAGCGTCCCTATCTAAGGTGGAAAACGGAAAAACAAATCCATCTGTCCGGCTTGCCCAAAAACTTGGCGCTGCTTTAGATATTGACTGGACCCGTTTTTACGAAACAGAAAAGGAGAATTAATCATGCTTAAGATACAGCTTTGGTTTATGGCACCGTTTTTGGTAGTTTCCGCCATTGTCGTTTTATACGCGTTCTGGGAAGAAGAGATTGCGCCCAGATTGATGGGAAGATAAGCAATGGAACAATGGGTTCACATCCTCACAGGATTGTATGCCGGATTGATGCTGGTCAACTTAATCACCTACATGCTTGAATTTAACAATTGGGGGTTTCATCATCCGGCTATGGTGGCCATTTTGTTTGCATTACAGCTCGGACTCGGAGTAACAATAGCAGTCTTTTCAATCAGGGACGGATACTGGCTGGAAGTGCTGGCAGGGGCAGGAATAGCTTTTATGGTCCTGGGTGTGTGCCAGTTGCTGTCTCAAGACCATTTAGCGAGCTTTGCCGATGAACCAGATTGGTCACGTCGTCCCAAATGGCTGGAAGCAGTTCTGGATGCAAGTGATCAGCCCGTCATTTACGTGGTTGTTGGGATTTTGGCTTTGGTCGCAAGATTTGTTCTGATCTCAATGATAGCTTCTTAGATTCAAAATGGCTGCCAGATTCTGTTTCCACCTCAACCCAAAGTTCGATCTCTTCCGACTTGGAAGGGTCAAGTTTGAGAGTACGAGCCAATTCACGATAGGACAACGAGCTCTTGATGCTTCTGTGCCAATTCAGCGTTATGGAGCCATCGGGATTAGTTTTCTTTCTTTTCGGCTCAAGAACAATATAGGTACCAGGAAGATGGCTGCTGTGAAGCATGAATTGATCGATGTAAAAAGTAGGATGGCCGGTATTTCTGACAAAAATCTCAACCCCTGGAACCGAGCCGTAATACAGATTACCATCGTCATCGCTAACCAGTTGCTCGCACTCGCCCGATTTGAGGGTCACTTTGCATCTTTCCTTACGATCATAAAAGACAATCCCAAGGCTGACAAGGGATATCAAGATCGCAAAACCAGAAAGCTAGTCTGTAAAGGTCATATCGAGTTCCCTGATAACAAACATTATATCAACATTATGGAGCCAAATTATGGATCCTGACGAAGCAAAGCAAGCAGTCTGGAAGGAAGCAGAGAAGCTGTGGCTAAGCCGGCAGAACAGCCCGCAGACAGCGCAAAGCTACAAATCGAGCCTGACCGGCCTGCTCAGTTTTTGCGGAAAGAACGCCTGGGAGATCAGCCGGAAAGATATTACCGCATGGCTGGCACACTTGCACAAAGAAGGCAGAGCCGATGCCACCATCGCGACACGGATCTCCGGCATCAAGAGCTTCTTCAGCTTCATCGTTCAAGATTACGTTGCGCTCGGATTGGATGGTGAGGAATATCGCCTGAGGGAGGACAATCCTGCGGTCAGCTTCAAGCTGCCAAAGGTGGAGCGCTACGGAAAGGCGATGTGTTGGGATGAGGAACAGGCCGGCGCGTTTTTGAGAGCGATCGACACGAGCAACGGGCCCGGCAAGCGCAACCTGGCTCTATTCGTTGGGTATCTTTTGACAGGCCTGCGCAATACGGAGCTGCGGACGCTGCGTTATGAAGACATTGAATTCCTGCCAGGGAACGTGATCGTGATGCGATACGAGGGCAAGGGGAAGCCGAACCAGACCAAGGAGCTCCCCCCACCGGTTTACGAAGCGATCATGGCATTTGCCGATGCAGAGCAAAAGTTCACGGGTTTTGTTTTTCACCGATACAGCAGCCAGGGAGAAATTATCGACCTGCCGATATCGGATCAAACAGTCAGAGACGCGCTGAAGTATTACGCGCGATGCGCCGGCTTGAGAACAAGCGGCTTGAAGGTCCATTCCCTCCGGCACACAGCGGCTTATTTGCGCGCCCAGGCCGGCGACAGCGAAGACAACATCAGGAGGTTTTTGAAGCAAAACAACGTCGAAACTACCCGAATTTACTTGCAGAAGATCAAGCCAAAACCTGATCAGACCTGGATGACAGTTGCAGAAATGCTGGGTCTGCCAGGGAGTTCAAACCGCTGAAAAGCGTGGTTGGGATAATACCCATTATCCCAAGTACTGAGAGAAATTGTGATGACAACTTTGGAAAAGACCCTCGCCCTTAGACCTATCCATTATCAACTTTTACACTGCATAGAAGCCTTCATCCAGTGGAACGGTTACTCTCCTTCCGTCCGCGAGTTGATGGCCATAATGGGCAGGACCAGCACGTCCCATATCAGTGGGCTCCTACGTGACCTGGAACGCGAAGGTTTGATCAGGCAGACGCCGGGCATCAGCAGATCGATTGTGCTCGTGCGTCTGCCTGAAGATTTATCGACGGTTAATCAGTAATTACGGAGGTTCTTATGACACGTACAGCACTTGAAAGAGAAATCATCATCCAATTGAGAGACAAGAGAATTCAGTATCCGTTGACCCGCAAGGATCTCGCTGGAAGACTGCGCTGGAGAGGGTTGATTACTACCCCTGATGACAGGCCGATGCGAAAGGCGATCGAAGAGCTGCGTAAAGAAGGGTTCTTGATCTGCCACCGGAAAGGCTCAGACGGGGGCTATTACATGGCCGGCAGCAAGGACGAGTACGAAGACTTCCGTGCCAGGGAGTATAAGTCAAGGATCGTCAGCCTGGCTGACACATTGCGCGAGATGGATAAATCTGCAGAAGCGCAATTCGGCGAAGAAATTCAAATGGAATTGTTCCAAATTTAGCTATGGCGAGGCCATTACTTCCACCCAAGTTTGTAACCGTCCCTGCAGACATCGTTTATGACGTGAGCCTGCCAGCAGGCGTATTCAGGACGTTTGTGCAGCTGCGAGGGCTTTTATGGGGTAAGGAAGAGGAATCACAAGATTTTACGATCAAAGAACTCATGGAGGTGACCGGACTATCAAGATCCGCACTATATGGGCACCTGGGAATTTTGAGAAGTAGCGGCTGGCTTCTGTCCAGCAGTACTCACTATTCTCGGATCACCATCTATCTGCATGGAGGTGCTCAAGCGGCGGAAGAGACTGTGGATAAGTATGTGGATAAACCTGTGGATAACTTGTCCAGAAATCTGGACAGCTCTATTAAGGAGGATGTTAAAGATATAGAGCATCAAGATCAATGTGTTAACCTACCTCCTGATAATCTTGTTAAACCGCGCGAGAAAGTTGTCCAAAAATCTGGACAAGTGTCCAAAAATCTGGACAAAAACAACGGTTGGCATGATGTGATCGACAAATCGCTGGAAGAAAAGCTGGAGCGGTTGGGGGTATTCCCGCAGGTATATGGCCAGGTGGCCGAGGCTGTGCGCTCGGGGAAGTGGACGCTGGAGCAGGTGAAAGAGCTCGCAGGCGATGTACTCGACCTGGGCGGTTCGGCAGGACCGGGGGTGTTTGTGTTTCGGCTGAAAAACAGGATCCGGCCGGAAACGGCTCTCGAGAAGCAAGAAAAAAAGCTCGCGGAATTCCGGAAACTGTACCGGCAGCAAAAAGAGGCGAAAAATGGCGAGTAAAGAGGCAATGGTCATCCGGGTATTGGTCGAAGCATCGGCTGAAATCGGAGTTACGAGTGGATCCCAGGCGTTTGCGGCCAAGATGGCGCCGCTGATCCTGCGGCTCGAGCGTGAGAAGCTGCTGAACGAGCTGCAGATCGCGCTGATGTTGGGATGGCACGGGGATTTCGTCTACGGGAACCGGATCAACCGGAAGAAGTTCGCGAAGATCATCCTTGACCGGCTGCAGAAGGCGTTGATCGCTGAAGCCAACCCCTGGAGCGACCTGGCACGGCATGAACGGCAAGCACGGGATAAGCAGCTGGGGTTATTTTGAGCATCGAACAACTTGCTATTGTCAGGCTTGAAGAGCTTGGAAGATTGTCATCAAAACCAGGCGAGTTTTACCAACTGTCGGACGTCAGATATTGCTGGAGCAAAATAGCCCATGCGCAACGACCAGACTGTGTATCGCCAGTGACAGTGGCAATTTTCCAGACAACTTGCGCTGAACCTGAAGGTGGCTGGATGTTGCGGTGTCTGAAGTATGAGAACGGGGAATACAAACCAGGCTGTCAGACTCCACTGCCCTGGTTTCGAGTTTCGGATTACCAGTTGGGGTTATTTTGAGCCTGGTACAGGCTGCCGACTGGTTGGTAAAAACCGCCCTGGCGATTGGGGTGATCTGGATTGTCTTATTTATCGCGGTCCAGGTTGCGGTGGCGCTTTGGCGGTTGAATTTTGAGAAAGACGATGGGAAGGAATGATTGAGAAAAGACCTATCAAAGCCACAGCCGTCATTATTGACGTAAAAGACTTTCCAAAGGCATGCCCGGAATGCGTGTTTTACGCAAAAGCCAGGTGCATTCCGCAAGGGGAGATGTCAACCACATCACTTTCAAATCGTCCTGGATGTTGCCCGTTGATGACAGCAGAATGGTATCGGGTGTTTCACTTACAAAAAGGAGTGTAAAAAAATGACCAACGATGAGCTTATTCGCAAATTACAAATCACCCTGTCCGAAGTCGATCGTATCTTTGGGCGATATGACCCCGAGCACGACCTGATCCCAAATGCACCGCGCGTCACACACACAGACTCAGTTGCTTTGGAAGCAATAACAGCGATTGGGGGTGTGGTGATGGAGTTGGTGAAGGCA